GTAGGCTGCCGGAGTTGCAACGGGTTATGACGCGCCAGCGGTGGCCTATTGGGGCAGGATCGTGGCGCGTGGCTTGCCGGCCTTGGCCCCGCCGGCCTCGAGGCGTGGCATTGCGTGTAGCATGCGCAGCAGTAGTAGTAGGGCATTATGCGTGTTGTTGTGGTTGCGTACATCTGGGGGATAGTGCGCGCGGCGCGACATGTGGCAAGGGCACCACCTAAACAAGTTTCGGTGGACATGTTCAGGTCGGAGGATATGACGCGCAAAACCAACTACACGGTTGGATATACGCGCGCGTGATGCGGTGCCGGTGGTGTATACCGATGATGTATACCGTTGCCAGTGGTGTTAGTCTCGTCTAACATTGTGCCGCAGATGCCTGGCGCGCGTATAATAGGTTAGTAGATCAGTCACCTATAGCGTACTTGGCGATATTGCCAAGTGCTTGAGGCTAACCCAGTATACATACTAGGTATTATGCGACGTTGCGAGGCTAATCCGGGCTTGCGGCATGTATGTTTATCGCAATAGTCAGCATTAGGGGGGGGGAGGGGGGGAAGCGCCGGCTGCTGGATGCGGAATAGTCCCGCCCGCCAAAATTTTTTATTTTTTTCAGGGAGTTGACTTCGGGCGTGGTGCGGCTATTTTAGGTGCATACAGAAGGAGATATGCCTTTGCAGGCGTAATAAGCGCACGCAGGGCGCAAGAAGCATAAGGAGGCGTAGCAATGGCTGGTCACCGTCCGAGGAACTACTGTTTGACTTTGCAGATGCAGGATTTCTGCAAGAATTATGTGGAGAATGGCGGGGACGCGTTTGCGGCGGCGGTTGCGGCGGGGTACGAGGAGTACACGGCGAAGAAGAAGTCGAAGTACTGGCTGAGGGATGGGCGTGTGGCGGCGGAGGTTCAGATGTACCGTGAGCGGCAGGCGGCGAAGGAGCGTGGCGAGGCGAGCGGTGAGGGTGCGCCGGTGGAGGGTAGCCGGAAGTGGGCGAAGCAGGAGCTGATCGCGATTGCGAAGGCGCTGGAGAACCCGACGATCAAGACGGCGGACAGGATTAACGCGCTGGCGCTGCTGGCGCGGATGGAGAACATGGCGGAAGAGGCGAAGGAAGAGATGAAGACTAAGGACAAGGGTTTGCAGATCACGATTGTGACGCGCGGGGGGCGTGGCGATGCCTGACGGTGTGTCTGTGGCTAATAAAGAGAGGTAAGCGATAATGGTTAAGGCTATTAATTTTCTGATGCGTGTGTTTAATTTAGAGGACGATTATACGCGAACTTGTATGGTGCTTATGCTTTTAATGTCGTTTTTTAATGGTTTTATGCTTGCTACTGTTTTGTGGGGGTATGAATGCCTGAGATAACCTTGCCTTGGCAGTATACGGCGCGGGATTACCAGCTTCCGCTGTGGGATGCGTATGAAAAGGCTGGGCTGAAGCGCCATGTGTGCATCTGGCACCGGCGAGCCGGGAAGGACTTATCGCTGGCGGCGTTTTGCGCGGTGCGTGCGTTTGAGCGTGTGGGTGCGTACTACCATTATTTTCCAACGCAGAAGCTGGGTCGGCGCGTGATATGGGAGGGGCGCGACAAGGACGGGAAGAAGATGATTGACCGGTTTCCGGAGGCGCTGGTAAGCCGGCGGCGTGATGACCTGATGCGGCTGGACTTGGTGAACGGGAGCAGCTACCAGATACTGGGGACAGACAACCTGGATGTGGTGGGCGTCAATCCCGTGGGGTGCGTGTTCAGCGAGTATCCGCAGCAAGACCCGAAGGCGTGGGAGCTGACGCGGCCAATCCTGGCGGAGAACGGCGGTTTTGCGAGCTTCGCATACACGCCCAGGGGGAAGAACCACGGGTGGAAGCTGTACCAGATGGCGCGGGAGAACCCCGAGTGGTTTTGCAGCCGGCTGACGGTTGAGGACACCGGGGCGATTAGCCTTGAGGCGATTGAGAGCGAGCGGCGCGCCGGGATGAGCGAGGAACTGATACAGCAGGAGTTCTACTGTAGCTTTGAACTGGGCGTTGAGGGTTCGTACTGGGGCCGGCTGATGGGCATGGCGCGCGATGAGGGGCGGATCATGGCAAGCCTGCCGTTGGATGAGGCGCGTCCGGTGTATACCTTCTGGGACATTGGCGTGGGCGATGCGACCACGATATGGTTCGCGCAGTTCATTGACTGGCGCATTCACCTGGTGGATTACTACGAGAACCGGAACGAGGGGATGCGGCACTATGCGAATGTGTTGCAGGCGCGGCAGTATGTGTATGGGGGGCATTTCTTCCCGCACGATGTGGAGAAGCGGCAGACGGGCGGCATCAGCACTTCGCAGTTGTTGCGGCAGTTGGGCGTTGCCGGCGTGACGCTGCCGCGGACGGAAGTGGCGGTGGGTATCGAGGCGGTGCGCAGCATCATGAACCGGTGTCACTGGGATGAGGGCAAGTGCCGGCAGGGCGTGGCGTGCCTGGAAAACTACCACGCTACGCGGCTGGAGAGTAAAGACGGTAGCGAGACGCAGATGTTTGGTGGGCCGGAGCATGACTGGGCGAGCCATGGGGCGGATGCGTTCCGGTATTTGGCGGAGGCGCTGCGGCTTGGTTTCATCAAGGGGGTGACGGTTGGGAAGCGGCGTTTTGACGGGGAGCGTGAAAAAGTTCAGGAACGGCTTGACAACGACTATGAAGTACTGCTATAGTTGATGATGTTGATAAGAATTGTCACGAAAGGGTGGCGACATGAGTGGTAAAAGCAGTTCACGGAAGCCGCCTCCGGCGCCGTCTCCGATGGCAACGCCGAGCGATGTGTCCCCGGAATCTGCGGAAGCGCGGCGGCGTGCAAGCAATGTTGCGCGGAAAATGTTGGGCTACCAGGGTACGATGCTGACTGGCCCTGGCGGCTTGGGCGGCAGCGCCGATACGATGAAGAAACAACTGCTGGGGGGCTGATTATGAGCGGCAAAGCCGGCAGAGTTGCGCTTGCAGTTGGTACTGGTGGGTTCAGCGAAGTTTACCGTGGCGCGAAAAAGATGATGGATGTTGGTGCTCCCGCTGGGGCGGCTGGCGCGACTGAAACACCGGCGGCGCAGCAGGAACGGCTGACGGCGTATGAAGAAGGCAAGAAGCGCGTGGTGGCGAACCGGCGGCTCCTGACGGGTGAGGTTAAAACCGCTGGGGCAGGCACGACACTACTGAAGTAAGGATTTTCCCATGGCACAATACACGGCGCAGGACATTATCAAGCGGGTTGAGCGCTTTGCCGGCGACCGTGGCACCTGGGAAGATCACTGGCAGGATGTGGCCGACTTTGTGCAGCCGAATCAGAAGGAAATCGTGGACAGGCTGACGCCGGGGGAAAAGCGGACGCGCGAAATTTTCAGTACCACGGCCATCGAGGATTGCGAGACTTTCACGGCTGGCATGAGTAGCTACCTGATACCGCCGAACAAGCAGTGGTTCAACCTTGTCCCGAAGGACATCAACCTGCTGGATGATGACGATGTGAAGCGCTGGTTTATGGAGGCGGAGCGGATCACTCGGCACGCGCTGGCCAAGAGCAACTTTCAGAAGCGGGCAAACGAGGTGTTCCGCTCGCTGGGCTGGTGCGGGACGGCGTTGATGTATGAAGAGGATACGCCAAGCCGTGGTCTGAATTTCTCGTGCTACCACATCAGCCGGTATTACCTGGATGTCGGGGCGGACGGCGAGATTGACACCTTCCTTGTGAAGTGCGAGTACACGGCGCGCCAGGCGGTGCAGAAGTGGCCGAAGGGGCTGGGCGAAAAGGTGATGAAGGCGGCGAGCCGGCCTGAAGAGATGGACAAGAAGTTTACCTTTATCCACGCGGTGTACCCGCGCACGGATCGCGACCCTGGGCGGATTGACCGGCTGAACATGCCGTGGGAAAGCGTGTGGGTGGATGTGGAGGGGCGGACAATTATTGAAGAGGGCGGCTATAACGAGCAGCCGTACTTCGCGCCGCGGTATCTTGTCGGCACAAACGAGGTTTACGGGCGCTCGCCAGCGATGCTGGTTCTGCCGAAAATTAAGGTTGAGAACAAGATTGAGAAGACCATGTTGGTGGCCAGCGACAAGAGCGTTGACCCGACAATTCTGATACCGGATGACGGCAGCGTGCATCCGCTGAAGACGGTGCCGGGCAGCATCATGTACTACCGGCCAGGCGGCGAGCCGCCGAAACCGCTGGACATCAGGCCGAATCTGGCGGTTGGTGAAGATCAGCTTGTGCGGCAGCAGCAGAGCATCCACGCGGCGTTCCATGTGGACTTGTGGGCACTGCTGGCGAACAGGCCGCAGGAAAAGACGGCGACCGAGGTTATGGAGCTGGTCGAGGAAAAGCTGACCCTGCTGGCGCCGGTGCTTGCGCCGCTGGAAAGCGACTTCCTTGGGCCGATGATTACGCGGACGGTTGGCATTCTGATGCGGCGCGGTGAGTTGCCGCGGTTGCCGGATGCGCTGATTGAAAACCCGGACTTCGAGATTGTGTACAGCAATCGCGTGGCGATGGCGTTGAAGGCGCAGGAAACGCGTGCGGTGCTGGCTACGCTTGAGGCGCTTTCGCCGCTGCTGGCGGCTGACCCGAGCATGATTGACAACTTTGACCTTGACAACATTGCGCAGGACGCGGCTGAGACTTTTGGCGCCAGCACGCGTGCGCTGCGGAGCGTTGCGGACAGGACAAAGATACGGAAATCGCGTGCGGAGGCGCAGCAGGCGCAGCAGGAAGCCGAGCTTGCGGCTGGGGCGGCTGACGCTATTCCGAAGTTGCAGAAGCCAACTGAGGCCGGTAGTCCCTTGGAGGCAATCGCCGGCATGGTGGGTTAATGGAGAGACTGATGTCTGTACTGGAACATTCTGGAGAGGCTGAAATTGAACTGGCGTCCGCTGAAGCTCTGAAGGCTGACCGCAAGACGGCGGCGTTTTTCCGCGAAGTGTTCGGTTCGGATGCCGGCAAGGAAGTGCTGGCGCGGCTGGACAGGTTCTGCTACTTGAAGCAGACGACTTTCTCGCCGGAGAACAGGGACTTGGTTATCTTCCGCGAGGGCATGAGAAATGTTGCCCTGTGGGTTCATACATGGCTGGAACATGAACGCGAAGGAGAGACACATGGGCAGAAAACCGAAAAACGCTGATGTATCGCTGGATGACTTGCTGCCGAACGAGCCGCTGGCCGTGCCGGCTGTGCCGGTTGCGCCGCCTGAGTTGCCCGTGCCGGCAAAGGTGGTTGTTCCGGAGCCGGTGCCGGATGTGATGTCGGATGCGCCGAAGGACGCCGTTGGCGACAAGACGCCGGCGTATGTGGTGTGGATGTTTGCGAATCATCCCGCAGTTGCAAAGAAAAAGTACGGGGTATGGCTGAACAAGTTGAAGGCCGCTGGCAAGGTGCCGGCGGAACTCGTTGAAGTGTCAAAACAGGTATAGAAAGGGTGAGAGCATGGCTGATCTTCTTAATGGCAGTGGTGCGGTGGCTGGTTCGGGTGATGCTGGGCAGGCTGGTTCGGGTGATGCTGGGCAGGCGGCAGGAGGCGCAGCCGTGCCGTTTGTCGGTGCGGATGGCGCGTTCACCGAAGGCTGGACAAAGGTTTTGCCGGAAGAGCTGCGGGAAAATCCGAGCTTGCAAGGCTTCAAGAGTCTGCAGGACTTGGCCAAGAGCCTTGTCAATACCAAACGGATGGTTGGAGCCGACAAGGCGCGGTTCCTGTTTGCGCCGAACGAGAACAGTACGCCGGAAGAGCGGCGTGAGTTCTACAGCAAGCTGGGTTGCCCGGAAAGCCCCGACAAGTATCAGATCAAGCTGCCTGCCGGGGCGCAGGCCGATGAGCGCATGCAGAGGTATTTCGCGAAGATTGCGCACGAGCGCGGCTTGAACAATGAGCAGTTTCAATCACTGGTTGACGGCTACAATGCGTACCAGGCGGAGCTGGCGCAGGCCGGCCAGCTTGAGGCCGAAGCGGCGTT